ACTAACTCTGAACCTATCTGACTAAAATCTCCATTCTCAACTTCTTCATTACCTATCTGACTAAAGTTACCATTAGCTACTCTGTTTGGAGAGTAGTAAGTATTATACATACGAGTAATCTCATCTTGTGTGAGTTCTCTATCGTAAACTGCAAACTCATCTATCTGTCCTTCAAAACTATCTCCACCTGCTTGTCTGTCTGAACCTATTGTTAAAGATTGTGTATATGGTTCAAAACTACCTGATGATGTTGTGGCATTAACTGTTTGTAAAACACCATCTACATATAACTTAGAATTATTTACGTTGTTAGGGTCTGCATAAACCACCCAATGATGCCACTCTCCATCATCTTGTGCAGGTGTATCATTCCACAATCTATAATAATTAGTTCCTAAAAATAATAATGGTCTATCCCCTGCATAATTAAATCTAAATGCACCCATATTATAATTTCCGTGTCCAAACACACCATAATTTTGTCCTGTTTCAGTTGCTTTACACCAAAAAGAATATGTAGTTGGTTGTGCAACAGTATCTGCACCATCAGTAACTATCCTATCATCTACTCCATCAAAGTCAATAGAATACTTATTTACAAACCTATAGATAGGTTGTGTAGAAAGGGTTAGCTTGTTTGCTAATGCTAACATATATTAGTTTTTATAGCCGATTGCTAAACCTGAAGTCAGAGTTATTGCAGTCGTGTTACCAAATAAAGTCATTCCTGCAGGTATAGTCGTAACCAAGTTACTTGCACCTGTAGTATTAGTCATAGTGATTGAAGATATAACACTCTCTTGCACAAAGTAGATTGCATAAAAATCTTTTCCTGTTTGTGCAGTAGTTGTAAATACTTCTATTTCTCCTAAACCACCTAATTGCTCATTTAATAATGCTTGTGTATTTTTTATTCCCATTTTTTTATTTTTAACTTACGTATATATAATTTGTTTGTGTAGGTCTTACATATTCCTCATACTGTACTTCTTCTTGTCCTGTTGCTTCTGTAATGTATAACTTACCTATCTCTACCCTTCCTTGTACTATTCCTTTATCTGCTGCAGGTGGTGTTAATACATCTGTTTCATTTATTGGTGCATATCCTGTTGCTACTGTAGGTGTACCACCATCTTGCCAACTTACTTCGTAAACTTCATACTCCCAATAGCCATTAGGCATAAAGTCAATATTTCCTGTAAATACATCTTCTGTTGTGTTAGGTGTCATATCAACTCTTGTGTATCTGTTGTTTACTATTTGATTTTGCCCATAAGCATAAACCACATTTCTATCCATACCATTAGTAAACTTATATAAAAACCTTATCTGTGAACTAGGTACTGCTTTGTCAATTCTTTTCTCCTCTGTCGTAGTGTAAAATCTATAAGGCTGCCCGTATTGTCCGTGTATCATATTATATAATAGAAAAACATTGATTTTGTTTGGAAAAAAAAAGAACTACCGAAGTAGTTCCTTTAAATTTATATGTAATATCTGATTAAGAATTTACAATAGGTATTTGACCACCACTATCTAAATTGTCAAACGGTGTTGCAGTATAATCTAATACTGTTTGCATTGGTGCAAATTCCTGTCCTTCAAATGTCCATTCGTAACCATTTAAATCTGAGAATGCAGCGCCGCTGACATTAGATCCTGTATTAAGGTCTAAACCATTAGTTGCACCTAAACACATAATTACATTGTGGTCATTAGTTAATACTTGATTTAATTGAACAAAAGCAACAACTCTACTTTGTGCAATTAATTTTAATTCATTTTGATCTTCTTTACTTAACCCTGTTAGCTTTAAATTTAAAGTAGGCGCATAAACTACAGTACCATTCTCCGTAGAACCTGTAATAGTCTCTGTAATTGAAGCATTACCCCTTCTAATTGAATATCTATATATATTGTTAGCACCCATATCTACATCAGTTATTTCAGATGCAGTTGTTGTTATAGCACCAACTTGGTCAAATTGAGCAAAATAAATATACTTTACACCACCTATAAGGTTTCTACAAGGGATTCCTCTCCCTTTTGTTAAATCACAAGCCATTTATTTTTGTTTTAAAAGTTAAGGAAAGAGGGAAAAACCCTCTCTCCATATAATTAGTTATTAGTCTTGTTGTACTACTTCAGCACCTATTCCTACTTGTACCCCACCTGAATACTTAGCAACAAATCTTAGGTTCTCACTTCCATCGAGAGGACTCATATCGAGCATTTTTACCTGTGTCGTATCGCTTATCAGGTCAGTACCAAAGAATAAATTAGATGTTTGTGCAGCAACTAACTTGTCATCTGGCATACCATAAACAACTGATAATTTGATACCTTCAAAAGTAGCTTCATAGTCATTATTCATTGAATACATATTTACATATCCTAAAGCTGAAATCGCTGAAACATATAATCTGTAAGTTTTCCAATTCATATAGATTCTTAAATCTTCTCTACCATAAACTGTAGAAGGAATTGCAGCAGCAATAGTTTGTAAGTTTGCAATAATGTTAGAAGCAGTATACGCCGTTCCTGCACCACCATCATTATCAGTTTGAACTACATTACCATTTACCGCAAAAGCACCTGTAGTAGCAGTTAAAAACCCTTCAAACTGTCCATTAGTTGCAGCAGCACCACTCCATACTGAAGATTCAACTGCATCAGCAATATGTTGTGTGAAGTATGAAATAACATAGTCCTCAAATTTAGGAGAATTGTTATTCATTGCACCTGCTCTCATTGTGTCCGCTTCCCAAGAAGATAAAAGTGTGTCCTTGCAAGTTTCCATATTAATTTGTAAGTTCTTTGGCTCTAAAATTGATTCAGTCAACGCAAGAGTTCCGTGATTTGTAAAATTACAATCAGCATTCCTTACTAACGAAGATCCTGCGACCTTCTGCAAATTTTCTTTAAACTTTATATTTTGTAAAACAGTTAAGTGTTCTAAAGAAGTTGCTTCTTTTAGTGCAGCGCTGATATAAAATCCCGCCGCCTTACCTGCATAGTTTGATGTTACTGTAAAACTCATTTTTTTATTTTTTTAAATTAATTATTAGTTAAATTATATAAGATTCTCTCTCTCTTTGTCATTTTTCTTAGATCAGGAGTAAAATCTTTTTTATCTGTGCTAAACTTATTAGTATCTACAGGAGTATCAGCAGGTTGGTTAGATAATTCAACAACCTTAGATTTTAATTCTTCAATCTTAGCTTGATATTCAAATTCTATCTCCTCTGTAGTTTTTACTTTTTTTGGAGTTGGTTCTTCTGTAGTTTCAGATTCCATTTCTACATCTGATTCTTCAGTTTCATCATTTCCTACTTTGTCTTTCTTTAAATCAGCTACTGCATCTTCAAGGTTCTTGATACGTTTCTCCATACCTGCCCAATCTTCTACATCAGCTTCTTTACCATCATCTTCATACTCATCTTCTTCTTTTTCATTACCCATTTCCTCATTAACAGGTTCTCCTTCTGTTTCTTTTTCAACTTCATCTTCATAAAGTTCAGCCACAACACCTTCCTTTTCTACTTTAAATCTTTGACCTTCTTCGGTCTTGTATTCGCCAATCGGTAAAAGCATCGTACTGCCATCTTCAGTTAAAACAGATATATCCACACCTGCTTCTAAATTTGTAGAAGTAGATACAATAAGTGTACCATCTTCTAACTTTGCTTGATATTCTAAAGCTACTTCATCTTGCTTATCAAGACCAAGTGCTACTAATATTTGTTTTTTTAAATCCATTGTGAGTTCTTTTTTATATATAATAGAAAATTTATTTAGTTGTTTGATTTTTGATGTCTTGTATGATTTCATTAAGTGCTGAAAGTATCTCCTCATTAGTAGGTTTTACTGTTTCAGACATCTTCTCCATCTTATCAATAAAATATCCTTCGATACTTAAACCACGAAGTTCTCCACCCTTAATTTTTTCCCACATTTCATCATTCTCTATCTTCATCTTAACGAACCAAGTTCCGTTTGGTAAGTCATAGCCATACATCTTTGACTTATCCATATCTCCTTCTTTAATCCAAGATTCTATAGTTAAAACACCTGATACTCTTTCCTCGTGCTGATAGGTTGCTTTATGATGGTTATTATGTTTTAAATAAAGTTCAGCGGCTTGTTTTACTGTGTCTTTAGAAAAATATACATAATAATCACTATCTGTATTAGGA